TGCAGCCGATCGGCGGCGAAAGTATTTGGGTTCGTCTTTCTCGTCACTGTCCAGCGTAATAAACCCGCCTTGGCGAAACCGCATCAAGGCTTGGCTGGTCGTATCCACGTAGTCGTCATTATCACCGTTGGGGAAGGAGGCAACTTCCTCGATCACCTCCCGCGCCCAGCGCGTGTCAGGTGCCCAGACTTTACCCGAACTAAATAAATCCGCAATTGCGTTGACCCGCACGATCTTGTCGTTGCCACGGCTGGGGCTGAACTCCTGCACCGGGATGCCCATCTGGCGCAACTCTTGGATCAGCGGTGCACCGGCAGCCTTTTTCTCCACGATGAACGCGTCAGGCTCCCACTCCTTCCAATGCTTGAGGGCCGACGCCTTGAGTTCGGGAAACTCCATCCGGTCTTTAAATGCGTCCAGCAGGATGACCTGTGCCTCGTCGCGCTCGTTCTCGTTGTAGAACACGCCCCACGTTGTGCAGGCGGAGTAGTCCGCCCGAGTCTTGGCTTCAAAGGCCGTATCCCATGACTGAATAATATAGTCACAGCGCGGCGGATCTTCGGGCTCCCAGACTCTCCACAGCTTGCGCGAGATGATGGCCGCTGAGTTGGATGTGGGCTGCTGCATGTACTGGGCGTTCCAATACTGCGGGTCGATGGATGCCTTGGTCGCCTTTAACTGCTCCAGCGGCCACTGCTCTGGCCAGAGGGATTTCTCGGTCTCGGTGTCCTCGTTGAGGATGGCCGGAAGTTCTACGATCTCCCACGGCACGGCCTGCGGGTTTTTGGTCTGGTAGTCGATCAGCCGCCCGGTCAGGTCCAGCTTGCCCCAACGCGTCATGATGACGATGATCGCCCCGCCCGGCATCAAGCGCTGCAACGGGCCGGTTTGGAACCACGACCACGCAGTGTCAAACGCTAGACGGCTGTTGGCCTTTACGTCCTGTTCTGAATGAGGGTCATCAATAACAAAAAGATCAGCGCCACGCCCGGCAAGAGCGCCGCCCACGCCTGCTGCATAGTATTGACCCCCAGCCGCCGTAGACCATTTACCAGCCGCCTTTTGGTCAGCCGCAACCATCGTCTCAGGGAAAATGCCATGGTACTCCTCCGTGTCAAGTAAGTTCCTGATCCTGCGCCCGTAGTCCTCGGACAGGCCCGCCGTGTGCGTGGCCATGATGATCTTCTTATTAGGGAACTTGCCAAGGAAGTAGGCTGGGAACAGGTAGCTGCTAAATTCTGACTTGCCCATACGCGGCGCGATGTTGATGATGACCCGCTTCTTGCGCCCCTCGATCACGTCGGTGAATATCCTTGCCAGCTTCTTGTGGTGCGGCCCGATCTTGAACCCCGGATAGACCTCCGTGGCAAACCCCAGCATGTTGGTCTTGGCCGCCACCAGCGCAGCGCGCCGCTCCCGGATCTCCAGATCGTCCAGCAACTCCATCTTGTCCGCAATAGACATGCTGGGCAGCGCCAACTGGATGGCGGCAATCTCCCGTGGAGTCAGCGTGGTGAACTTATTCAGTTGCATCGTCGTCTTGCGGGGCTGGCTTGGGCTTGATTTCCGTGTCTTCTATCTCTACCACGTCCACAACCTGCATGAACTTGGCCAGCTTGTCTTTGATCCGCTGCTCCAGTTGCAGGTCGGTCATCTCATCCTTCTTGATCTCGATCTTCTCGGTAAACAGCCCGACTTCGGTGACCTTGCCCAGCGCTGTGAGCGCTTTGAGCCTGATGCTGGCGCTGGGATTCTTGGTTTCCTCGACCAGTTGGGCTACGCAGTAGCCGCGCAGTTGCTGCGCCTGATGGACAAACTCCCAATCGTAGGCCGTGAGCATCCCCACCAAATGCTGCACCGCAGCAGGGGCCTTGATCTGGGTGATGGAGTCTTTTGTCAGTTCTGTCGGCTGCCCGGTGACGATGTTTGTAAACGCTTTTCGTGCGAAATCTGTCTGGGCTTTGTCTACTGCGGTATCTTCGTCCACCGCGCCAAGGCTTTTGAGCCACTCGGTGGTCTCCACTTGGGCGTCAATGGTCTCCGCTACCCCTGCCTTTTCCAGCGGGGTTCTCTCTGCGTCGTATTCCTCGACGAAGGGATCAAATTCGATCAAATGTTCCAACATGCGTAAGCCCTTGCAGCCTCGTTGGCGCTAGTATATACTCGATTCCGGTGATATGGCAATTTTTTGGCATGTTGCTTCTCCTTGAGTGGGTTGATTGCCCATTTTTAAACCCCCGGTGTTATGCCCGGGGGTTTTTTTTGTTTTATAGGCAGCCTATTGCAGAGTAATAGGCTGTGTATTCCCTATTTTTTGTAGAAATTTTTACGGCAGGCGTTTAATTTTCAAGGTGGGGGGTGTTTGCTGGGGCTGGTTGTAGCTTATAGGCTACGGATTTTGTGGGCTTTGTAGCTTATAGGCTACGGATTTTGTGATTACCGCAGCTATTTTTAAAAAATTTGGTTTGCGGGTGCAAAACAGTGTTCATGTGCGAGGGCTGCCATGACGTCATAAAGGGGGGATGGGGGTATGGTGGGGGTTGCAGGGTCAGAAACGCAAGGGATAGGGACAATACGTCCCAAACCGGCCACTAATCAGGGCCAAGTAGTCGATCAAATGGGGGGTAATGCGATACTGGTATTGCCAATTGGGGATTAGCCCCTTGCGGCATTAACTTAACTCAAGGAAAATTTACCATGAAAAAAGCAATCACAGCCACTTCCGCCGTCTCCCACGTTCACGGCGCTCTTGACGCGGCTTTCGCCTACGGCGATCACATAGCGGCCTTGCGTACACAGTTTGCAAAGCAAACCAAGGAGGCCATTCGTGCTGCACTGCTACCGGAGGTAGCAACCTACCCAGCGTACAGCGTTCCCCTTGTAAAGGGGAACGACCAATCCAAGGCCAAGGGCCAGATGGTTCTGGATGCGAAGCATCCCCAGTACGAGAATTGCCGTAAGGCATTGGCCCGTTTGGTCAATGAAATTGTCGGCGAGGTTTCCGGCCATAAGGAGAAGGCCGAGGTCAAAGTGCCTACGGCACTCGTGGATAGCACGATCGACGCCGTGATCGCTGCGGGCTTGGACAAGAAGCAGCTTGCTGCTTTCCTCGCTGCCGTGAAAGCCGGAATCCAGTATTAATCGGTTCGGGACAGCTTGTCCCCGACTGGTTTTTCCGCGTCAGACTCCGAGGGCGGGGATGACGCGGTGTTTCGTTTCATGTCAAACAGGAGAATCCCATGCAAATCCGCAAAACAAAGCACACCCTGCGCGTAATCCCCAAGCGTGTCCGCAGAGTCGGCACACCAAAATTCCGTCAAATCCGCATACGCTAAGTTCATTTTGTGACTGCTCAGTCACATTTTGTACCCACGCGTATGTTTCGTGCACCATCGGTGCATTTCGTGACTGCTCAGTCACTTTTTATACTTAGGAGAAACCATGTACATCCCCGCAATGATCCGTGAGTGCGACATCACCGACAAAAAGTACGCCGAGCCTGTAATGGGCGCGTATGCCCTAGCGCGAGGCGCAACTGGGCGTTGGTGTCCCGTGTTGGCCTTCGGCCCTGAAACCATAGCGGAGCACGCCCTGCCTATGACCGACTACGATACCGCACGCGAACACATCGAAGCGCAGGGCGATTGGCTGGACTATTGATGCTGGTCGGGGACACCATGTCCCCAACAGTCATTATACGTTGTATAAATACCACAAAATTTGCTATCCATGATTGCCGAACCTAGACCAAATTCTCGACATCAATTAAGCGTTATAAATCAAGGACTTAGCTAACCAGCGTCCTCTCTATATATATATAAATACATTTAAAAGAGTTTTATATATATACCCCCATACTTTGCCGACACTCTCTCTGTTTTCCTCGGCTGCCTTCTAACTTCGTGCGAGATACATACCGCGACAAATCACCCCCAAATCACCCCGCTATGAGAGGGAGAACCGAGTGTCGAATTTTTGGTCTACGTCCGGTAATCTCGGACAGTTTTTGTCTAATCAAATCAATGTTGTATAATGAGGATAGGGACAGCCTGTCCCCAACCGAGATTATACGGAGTATTAGCCATGTCACACCAGTACACACACCTCATGCGGCTCACGCCCAACCAACTGCACAACCACGTCATGAAGCTGGACGTACCGCAGGAACACCGCGAACACATCAAGGCCACAGTCCTAGCGCAGAAGGCAGCCATGCGCTCAGACCAAGCGCAGCGCACCAAAGTCAGGGCGGAGTGGCGCCCGCTGCTCGATGGCCTGCGCATGGAGAGGGAATCCCTACGCTCGATGCGCAACTACGAGAAAAAGCAATCGGTTGGGGACACGCTGTCCCCAAAGCTGGTCGCCATCGAGGGCTACATCATGGTGCTGGAAAAACTGCGGGAGGAATTCACCAACCACATACGCAGCCGCCAAACCCCCGCTGTGCTGGCCCGAGAACGCAAGCTACCCAACGGCGGCATCCACTGGACGGACTGGGTGAAGGACAGGCACAAGCAGCGCGTGGTTGCCCTGTTCGGGGACATACCGCCCAAGCAGCGAACCAAAATCAAGCTGCCTTTCCCACGCACAGTCAAGGCAGAGTCAAACGATAGACTAAGAGCGCGGCTCAAGACACGCACCATCAAGGAGCACGGCATCGCCGAGCAGGACAACCAACTTAACCCAACCGAAAGGAACAAAGCGCGAGTCAGCAAACTCGCAGAGGCGCTAACGCGCATAGATAACCTAAACCCAAGCGATCCAGTACCACGCACGTGGTCAGGGTTGTTTACATCAGGAGAAACGACATGAGTATGAAAGCACACACAGCAGTAGTGGAAATCAAGACAGACAAGGGCGAGTACATCGAGCGCAAGTGCTTGATCCTGCCCAAGGATATGCCTGACAGCGTATGCGATGAGATCCTGCGTGAGTTACGGGACGAGGGCTTTGACCTCGTGTTTCATGGGCGGGAGTTGAAACACTACGCTGGCATAGGCACGACCCTATTCTTTCACCCCCTGCGAGAGATCAACCTAGGAGCAATGCAATAACTACATCGGGCTGGTACCCCAATCAAGCAATCAATCAGTCGGGGACAACCTGTCCCCAACCAAAAACAAACTCAAGGAAAGTGAGCAATATCATGCTACGTTTTTATTCGTTCTCGGTTAGTTCATTAACGCCATGCGTCCATAGCGGTGCGCGTGGTCGTTACTTTCTCGTATCAAGCGGCAAGCAATTCGCTGCGTACAACGAGAGTTCGTACAGCACAACCATGTTTGCAGACAAGCCCTACGAGATACCTGTGGGTGACGATACGTACACCGACCTGTGCCATGCGGTGCAGAACGTGGCGTATCTGAACATCAGTCGCAACGCTCGTGTCAATGCGGGCGAGGCAGCGGACTATGCCGAGGCTGTAGCTTCAACGCTTGTGCCTATGTCCGAGGTAGAGATGGTGCAGACAGATCATCATGCGTACAAGCGCATACTTGAGAATCTACTAGGCAAGTTCTTGCCTTTGGTTCAGAACTACAGCTACGCCAAGCGCGTCAATTGGGAGAGACGCATGGATAAGTTTGTCGATGCACGCGTTGACCGCATCATGCGCAAG